GCTTATTCCTGCCGAGGGTGTTCTTTTCAGCACAGATGTTTACGCGACTCTGAGCAACGCCTCCGTAACGGTGTTCTATGGCTAAGTCCCCAGCATGGCAACGCAAAGAAGGCAAGAATCCGAATGGCGGTTTGAACGCCAAAGGCCGCGCCTCTGCGAAGAAGCAAGGGATGAACTTGAAGCCCCCTCAACCCGAGGGCGGCTCACGCCGAGACTCTTTTTGCGCCCGCATGTCCGGGATGAAAAAGAAATTGACGAGCGCGAAAACTGCAAACGATCCCAATTCGAGGATTAACAAAAGCCTGCGGGCATGGAACTGCTGATATGAACCAGCACCACGACACCGTTAAGCACACTTTGGACCTTGTAGCGGTTTTCGCCGCAGTTTCTTCGTTTCTGCAAGTGTTGACTCCTGTTTTTGGTTTGATCGGCGCAATCTGGACGTTGATGCGTATTGCAGAGATGGTCACTGGTAAGCCATTCTCGGAGATCATCCGTAGAAAGAAACCCGATGCCCAGCAAAAGTAAAGCTCAACACAATCTGATGGCGATGGTCGCACATGACCCCGCCGCAGCAAAACGCCTTGGCATCTCTTCAAAGGTGGGCAAGGAATTCGTAAAGGCCGACAAGGGCCGCACATTTTCAAAAGGTGGCGAAATGAAAGAATCCAAAGCAATGGCCAAGAAAGAAATTTCTTTCATGGAAAAGAAGGGCGCGCCCAAGTCCATGATCAAGCATGAGAAGGCCGAATACGGCATGAAGAAAGGCGGCATCGCTACCTCTCTGAAAGCCCATGCTGCGGCTCCCGCTTCTAAGGCACATGCTGGCATGAAGGCGGGCGGCGTTGCTTCGTCCAAGATGGGCGCTGTGAAAACTGCTGCCCCCAGCCGCGATGGTGTTGCCACAAAGGGCAAAACCAAGGGCACAATGGTCACCATGAAAAAGGGCGGTCGCGCCTGTTAAGGAGCCATCATGGCAACTAAGAAAGAAGCTGGCGCTGGCCGTGGGTTTGTGAACCCCAAGCCGGTCAATGTGTCCGAAGAGGACTACGTGACGCCCAAGCAGCGTATGGAGATGGAGCAGGCTGTAGCCGACCGTAAGGCCGGTGCCGCCGCCGAAGCTGCATACAACAAGGCCACTGGCATGCGCAAGGGCGGCTACGTCCGCGCTGCTGATGGCTGCTGCACCAAGGGTAAGACTCGCGGAAAGATGGTCTGATCATGATGGCCAGTCGTGGCATGGGAGCCATCTCCCCATCCAAGATGCCGGGCGGGAAAAAGAAAGCCCGTCGGGATGACACTGACTTCACGCAATACGCCGAAGGCGGCAAGGTCAAGTCCAAGGTCAATCAGGCCGGGGTCTACACCAAGCCGGGGATGCGAAAGTCGCTGTTTGAGTCGATCAAGTCTCGTGCAGTGCAAGGCACCGGGGCAGGCCAGTGGTCGGCCCGCAAGGCGCAGTTGCTGGCCAAGCAGTACAAGGCCAAAGGTGGGGGCTACAAGTGAAAAACCCGCAGCAGTCGCTCAAAGACTGGACCGCTCAGAAATGGCGTACCAAGTCTGGCAAACCGTCTTCCAAGACGGGGGAGCGATATTTGCCTGAAGCTGCGATCAAAGCACTGACCCCCGCTGAGTATGCCGCAACGACCAAAGCCAAAAGGGCTGGTAAGAAGTCCGGCAAACAGTTTGTAAAACAGCCGCCCAAGGTGGCGGCTAAAACAGCAAGGTACCGATAATGGCCAAGACTACCGGCACCACAGCGTTCAACCTCGACATGAACGACCTCATCGAAGAGGCGTTTGAGCGTTGCGGTCAGGAGTTGCGCACGGGGTATAACTTCCGTACGGCGCGGCGTTCACTCAACATCATGACGATTGAGTGGGCCAACCGTGGCATTAACTTCTGGACGGTGGAGCAGGGCCAGATTCCTCTGGTGACTGGTCAGGCAATCTACCCCATGCCGGTGGATACGATCAACATTCTGGACGCTGTGATTCGCCAGAACAACGCCACGACCAACCAGATCGACATTAACATCAGCCAGATTTCTGAGCCGACCTACATGTCGCTGCCCAACAAGTTGACGCAGGGTCGCCCGATTCAGTTCTGGTTCAACCGCCAGTCTGGGCAAGAGAACACCACATCGCTCACCGTCGATCAGACGGGCGGCATCTCCTCTACAGCCACCACAATCCCACTGGATTCCGTGGTTGGTTTGGCTACTTCTGGCTTCATCAAGATCGACAACGAAGTCATCAGCTACCCCAACATTGTGGGTAACTCCCTGATGAACTGTGCTCGTGGGCAGAACAACACCACGGCGGCAAGCCATGCAGACAATGCAGCGGTTTCGGTCCAGAACTTGCCATGCCTAAACATTTGGCCCACCCCAAATGCCCCCGGTAGCCAGTACACGCTGGTGTACTACCGCATGCGCCGCATCCAAGATGCTGGCTCTGGCGTGTCGGTGCAGGACATCCCTTTCCGGTTCATCCCGTGCATGGTGGCTGGGTTGGCGTACCACTTGAGCATGAAGCTGCCCGACGTTGACCCCAATCGGGTCATCGCCCTCAAGGCAGATTACGAGCAGCAGTGGCAGATTGCCGCTGACGAGGACCGCGATACATCCCCGCTGCGCATCGTGCCGAGGAGCCTGTGGTATGCCTAATCGGTTTGCGTCAGGCAAGTACGCAATTGCCGAGTGCGACCGTTGTGCACAGCGGTATAAGCTCAAGGAGTTGCGGACCCAGACCGTCAAGACCAAGCCGTACAAGGTCAAGGTCTGCCGGGAGTGCTGGGACCCTGACCACCCTCAGTTGCAGTTGGGTATGTATCCGGTGGACGATCCGCAAGCTGTGCGGGAACCGCGCCCGGATGTGAGTTACTTGACCTCTGGCAACAGCGGCTACCAGACTTTGGATACGGGCGGTAACGCTCAAGACGAGTTTGGCTACCCCGAGACGGGTAGTCGGGTGTTCCAGTGGGGGTGGAATCCGGTGGGTGGGGCACGTGGTTTTGATACCGCTTTGACCCCCAACTACTTGGTTTTACAAGCACAAGTTGGTACAGTTACGGTTACGGTGACATAAGGAGTCCGAAATGGCATACACACGATCCGCAGACGGCATTGCCAAGAAGGGCAAGACTGTTGGCAAAAATTATGGCGACAGCGGCCCTACGGTCTCTGTTGAAAAAGGTCCCAAGAAGCATACGGTCGGCAAGACCAATGCCGACATGAAAAAGATGGGCCGCAATCTGGCAAAGATTGCCAACCAAAAGCGAGGCTAATCATGGCAAAAAACAACCTCCCTGCTGAGAAGTACGCCAAGCCGCACACCATGTCTGGTAAGGCCGTGCGTGTTTCCAGCAATCCCGGTTCGCTGCCTGACTCCAGTGAAGCCAACAACGTCAACATGTCGGTAGGTAACATCTCGCGTGATCCCAGTGCGGGGGCTACCAAGACCTCTGGCATCAAGATGCGCGGTGCTGGCGCAGCTACCAAAGGCACAATGTCTCGTGGCCCGATGGCATAAAGCATGAACTACACCGAGTTGAAGGCTGCGATCCAGTCGTATACGGAAAACGATTTTCCCGACATTACGCTGGCTGATGGGTCTGTTGAAACAACAGCGGAGCAGATCGCCCGTTTTGTTCAGCAGGCGGAGCAGCGCATCTATAACACGGTGCAGTTTCCCAGCCTGCGTAAGAACGTCACAGGCTCTACGTCTTCTGGCAACAAATATTTGTCATGCCCCGGCGATTTCTTGGCTACCTATTCACTTGCTGTGATTGATGGCACTGGGGCATACGAGTATCTGTTGAACAAGGATGTGAACTACATCCGGCAGGCGTACCCCAACCCCACAAGTGATACCGGCATTCCCAAGTATTACGCCCTCTTTGGGCCGACTGTTGCGGGTACGACCATCACCGATGAGTTGAGCTTCATTCTTGGTCCTACCCCTGATGCGGTGTATTCGGTTGAGCTTCACTACTATTACTACCCAGAGTCGATCACTGTTGCATCCGATGGTCAGACATGGCTTGGTGATAACTTTGACTCTGTGCTGTTGTATGGCTCTTTGATTGAGGCGTACACCTTCATGAAGGGCGAACCCGATCTCGTTCAGTTGTACGAAGCCAAATACAAAGAGGCGCTTGGTCTGGCCAAACGTCTGGGTGATGGTATGGAGCGGCAGGATGCCTACCGCTCTGGGCAGTATCGACAGCAGGTGATCTGATATGTCGATACAGCAAACCACCACAACCAGCTTTCGGGTTGAACTTCTTCAGGCCGTGCATAACTTCGGCCCCACAGGAGCGGACACGTTCAAGATTGCCCTGTATACGGGCAATTCTTCTATTGGACCCGACACCACGGAGTACACCACGACCGATGAAGTATCGGGTACTGGGTATACCGCTGGGGGGCTGACACTTACCATCAATCCATCTCCAACGACTGGCAACAACCAGCAGCAAGTTCCCACGGCCTACGTGTCGTTTGATAATGCTGTCTGGTCTGGCGCTACCTTTACAACCCGTGGGGCGTTGATCTACAACAGCACGCAGGGCAACAAGTCTGTTGCAGTGTTGAATTTTGGCTCTGACAAAACGGTGGCCAATCAAACTTTTACGGTCGTATTTCCGACTGCCACGGCAAACGATGCCATCATCAGAATCTCGTAAGGAGCAATCATGAGCCACGAACTCGCAAAAGCAAACGACCTGTTCACCAGCGATGTGGTGATGGGTGCTCGTCCCACTGAAACCGCTCGTGCCACCGGCCACTTCAAGGCTGAGTGCTACGACGCTGATGGCAACCTCAAGTGGGTTGCTGAGAACCACAACCTCGTGGTCAACGTTGGCCTGCAATACATGGCAGGCGTGGCCCTGACCAGCACATCGCAGAGCACGTCTTGGTACATCGGCCTGTATGGCGCTGGCGCTTCCAACACTCCTGCTGCCACGGATACGTTGGCTTCCCACGCTGGCTGGACTGAGGTGACCCCCTACAGTGGTAGCCGTCCTTCGGCTGGTCTGGCTGCTGCCACCAACGCCAACCCGTCTGTGGTGACCAACAGCGCATCCCCCACGTCGTTCAGCATCAACGCCACGGCAACTGTGGGTGGCGCGTTCCTGTGTAACGCAGCCTCTGGCACCTCTGGCATCCTGTTCTCCGCCTCGGACTTCCAGTCCCCCGGCGACCGGACAGTGGCTTCTGGCGATACCCTGAACGTCACGTACACCTTCAGCCTGTCCGCTTAAGGAGATGAGTAATGGCTCTTGTCGTTGCGGATCGGGTTAAGGAGACCACGACCACCACTGGTACGGGAACAATTACGCTTGCCGGTGCAGCCACCGGCTTTCAATCGTTCTCTGCCATTGGGAACGGCAATACCACCTACTACACCATAGCTGCGCAAACCGGCAGTGAATGGGAAGTGGGGATCGGTACGTATACATCTTCTGGCACTACGCTGTCTCGCACCACTGTGCTGGCTTCCAGCAACTCTGGTAGCTTGGTCAACTTTTCTGCTGGTACAAAGGATGTCTTTGTGACATACCCCGCTGGGAAGTCTGTTGACACAGGCAAAGCTACAGCGTTCTCCATGCTCTTCGGGAACTAATCATGGCCGCACCGAATATCGTCAACATCACCGCTTTGTATGGCAAGACAGCGGGGCTTGCTGTGACTGCCTCCGCATCTGCAATCGTGACAAACGCATCAGGTTCCGGCAAGGTTCTCAAACTCAAAGCTCTGTACTGCTCAAACGTCGCTGCCAGCAACGGATGGGTGACGGTCGATGTGTACAAAGGCGCAGCAACCGCATATCGAATTGCGTATCAGATCACTGTTCCAACAAACGCCACGCTTGATGTATTAAGCCAGCCGGTGTACTTGGAAGAGAACGATTCCCTGCGCCTCACGGCAAACGCCACCACCACTATTGAAGCGGTCTGCTCCTACGAAGATATTTCGTAATCATGGCTGATTTTCCGTCAACCACTTCTGCCTATGGGCGCTGGACGCTGACCGATCAGCGTGATGCTCAGATGGGTGGGAATTGGCCGCTTTCCCCAATTCTTGTTGACTACCTTGTAGTAGCAGGGGGCGGCGCAGGGGGTAACGG